GGTCTGCTCTGCAAAGAATAAATTCTTTTCCAGGCGGCATGAGCGGTATAGGGTCGCCCTGTTGCCAGTTTTCCAAATAGTCTTCATATGCAGACTCGGCTTTAGATTCTTTTTCCGCTGTTGTTTTTTTGTCAGCAGGCTCTTCTTTAGATTTGGAATCGTCTGCTTTTATAGAAGGAAAAGAAATAGATAGTGAAGCATCTTTGTTAAGCAAAAATTTATCTATTGCCTTGTTGGCAAAACTATTATCATTACTCACTGGATTCTCCCAGTGGTTTCTTACTCAGCGGCTGGTTGAGGCTCTTCGGCTGCACTAGAAGCGACGTCAGAAACAACAACAGAAACGATGTCAGAAGATTCGGTAGCGCTTGACTCTTTGACATCATCGTTCTTATCTTCCGTTTTTGCTTCATCGACGGGTGTCGACTTTTTGCTTTTTGGCTTATCTTTGCTAGCTTTAATAATAGCTTCAGTTTCCTGCTGCAAGATTGCTCTTTTAGCTGCTCTTTCTTCTGCTGTAAGTTTTTTCATGTTAATTACCGCTTTCTTCAGTGCTGTCTTCTGCTGCAAGCATTTCAAATTCCAACAGCGTTGACAAGAAGTTGCCCTCTGCTGACTTTTCTCCAGCCTTTGCTTTGTCGATATCTGCTTTGGAAACCCAGCTAACTGGAATCAAGTCTTCCTTGCCCATTGCAATTGCTCTCTTCATGATGTGAGCCTTTGCTGCTGCTTTATCTTTTGCTCTACCAAACGCTTGAATTGCATTGCGAAGGTCTGACTCGTCGGCAATTGGGAAAGAGCCATCTGAAAGGGCTGTTCCTTTCTTTGCCATGTTTTCGCGAGTGTCTCCGTTGTAGGCGCGCTTAAGTGCAATTTCGGCAGCTTCGGATTCAATTTCAGAAGCCTCTTCTTGTGTGTACTCGTCGTATCCGAGAACTTCACCGTCAAGAGCAACGAAAACGTCATAGGACTTTCCGTTCATGCCTTCAATTTCTACTGCGTAAACGTCAAAGCCTTCAAAAACGTCTGGCTCGACAGCAACAATGTCGCCCTCTACGGTCTTTACGGCAATGTCTGCTGCTTCGCCGAAGCTAATCATCACCTTGTTTTCAAGTGCCGACTTGACTTGCATCACTTCATTGTTAAGAAGGTGCCAGCCCATGACTTCACCGCTTGAACCATCAAAGAAGATTTCAACAGGCTTTCCATCCTTGCGCTCAACGTCAACAACAAAAAGGTCTGCTTCATCGCTGTATCCAGAGTCAAGAACTTTTCCTCTGAACATGTCTTCCGCAATTCCTTCAACCTCAATCAGTGAAGGCATTCCCTTTTCGGAAACGCAACCACCTGGGCAGCTATCGCAAACAGATGTACCGCCAGGGTATACCTTTCTGTCAAAAGAACAGATGTATGCATCTTTGTCAAATTCGGAAGACTTAAAGCCGAGCGTAGCCATACGCTTGCGCTTCATTTTTGCGCGAGAATTTTCTACGGTGGCGTAGTCCTCATCGTCCTCTTCGTCTTCCATTTCCATTTCTACATCTTCCATGGCAATAACGCCACGCTTCTTTTTAGGTGCAGCGCGACGAACAAACATGTCATCTTCTTCGTCTTCGTCCCACATTTTGTCTTCTTCAGAATCCATCATGTCGTCTTCTTCTTCGCCCATGTCGTCTTCTTCATCCATGATTTCTTCATCATCCATCATGTCTTCGTCGTCTTCTTCGTCTAACATAGAAGGACTAGCGGCATTAAGAGGCATTCCTGGCTTGCGTGTCATCATGCGTGGTGGCAACTGAGCTCCGCCACCCATTCCCATGCTTCCAGCAACTCCAGGCATAGCGCCCTTCATTTGCGATGCAACAGCACCGCACTTACCGCAAACTTTTGCGCCTGGTGTATATCCGCACTCTCCGCCGTCAAGGCCTTTGGCACACGCAACGACCTCGCCGTCAGCGTTCAATTTTACAACTGGTGATTCAGCCATTATTCTGTCTCCTTGTACTGCATAGAGTTGGATAAACAACCCTTGGGGTTAGAGCATCCGCCGCATGGAGAAATTCGTTTTTCTCCAGTCACCATGCAGTGATACTTATATGATTTTTGAGGTTGTCCTGTAGGTTTAGCATAACCCATAACAGGCTTGGTCTGGCTGACGTTACTGGGTCGTTTTGGTCTTGAAAATCTTGATGAACTCATTCTCTTCCTAGAAATTTTCAATTACACTTGACAGTGCCGAGATTGCCTCATCTGTTAATTGCGAATACCTAAAAATTTGTATTCCGTATTCCGTTGCTTTGGCATCAACTCCGTGGTATTCAAGCACTGGGTCCATAAGGGATTTTAGTTCAAACATCTCATTCACGGATACTTCAACTACGACAGAATCAATATCTCGAGTGTCAAATTGAAGACCAGACTTAACCTGCATGTCTTTATCATCAGATATAGATATAAACACTTCGGCTACGTCCGACTTCCATGCTCCCCTAACTGAGGGGGTATAGCGTGCTGGCACTGGTATACGGCGTGGCCTTTCAGGGACACGCGGACGGTCTGGAGTTGGAGACGGAACGTCCGGCTTGACTGGCTTTGTTGGGTCAGGAACGAACGGAACAGGACGTTTTCTTCCTGGTTTTGGTTCTTTCTTTGGCTTCTTTGGTGGCTCCACTGGTGGTCTTGGTGCCGGCGCAGGCCTTGGCTCAATTGGAATGCGAGGTCCTGGCTTTTTTCTTGGGTCTGGTTTTTTGCCTGGCTCAACGCCTGGTTTTGTTCTTCCGGGAAGAATCGGCTGAGGTTGTTCTCTCCGCTTAGGTTTTTCTTTTGGCTTACGTCCAGGAGGGTCTGGAACATTAGGCGTTGGCGTTCTGGTTGGCTCGCTTGGTACCGGAGTAGGGGCAGGAGCAGGAGTAGGACGTGCTGGCTCTCTTTGTGGTTCCTTTTCTGGAACTTTCGTAGGAGGTTTTTGTGGTTCTCTCTGTGGTTCCTTGACAGGCTCTTTTACCGGTTCTTTTACCGGCTCTTTGACCGGCTCCTTCTGAGGTATTTCTTGTGGGTTCTTGCGCGGAGTGCGTTTTGGCTGCCTAATTGGTTCTTGTTGAGGAATTTCACGAGGAACCTCTTTAGGCTCTTCTCTAGTAGGCATCATTCTTGGCTCAAGAGATGTTCCGCCAAATGGATTGGCAACGTAAGGAATATTGTCCAACCCTGTAGGGCCAGTCCTGAATCCGTCATTGTCGCCGTCATAGCTTGCTGGTTTTAGTGATATTCCGCGCCTGGGTGTGACAGCAGCACCACGGGCAACACGGCCTGGCCTTGCTGCTTTTTCGCTAATTGAGTCACATGCAACTATTAGCGCATTGGAAGCTTCGGAGCCATACCAGTCAATATTTGGTACGGCAAATCCGTCGCTCAACAGTTCAACCCCAAAACCATGGTACTCAGCAACAGTTAATGCCGCTTCGTACAGGCTTGCATCCGCTGTTTTTACAAATAGATGAGTTCCTGGATTGCCTGATTTAAAGTCATCCCATGACGGAAATGCGTCTTTAACGCCGCAGCCGCCACATTCTCCACCGCAACCACAGTCAGATTTTGCTCCTCCGCAAGCTCCGCCACAACCACATCCGCCGTGTCCTTCGTCCTCGCTGCCGGCAACTCGGGTTCCAGCAGAACCATTAACGGGCATATATACGACTTCTGCACGAACAGCCTGAGCAGAGCCAAACATAAAATCGACACCGTTGGGGGAGTGGTAGCTGGAGCGAAGCGTTTCTGTTGTTCCGTCTCTTGTTAGGTCAAAGATGACTATATTTTCTTCGGCGCTTCTGATTACCACTTCTCCGCCGAAGTGCATATTTATATGACGAGCCAAAGCCCCCATTCTTCCAGTGACAGGGTTTTGTGCTGTTTCCGTTGGCGCATACAGGGTGCCCGCGTGAAACTTTTGATGCATTCCTCCATCAGACTCCGCATCATCGGCCTTAATCGAAAGAGTTGCAGTTAGCTGGTTTGCTCCATGCAGAACAGGTGAAACTTCGTAAAGTTCAACTTCTTTAAGAAGGTTGGCCTGCTGTGTTGTGTCAAAAACTGCGTCGAGAGTCTTGTAACCGATTGACCATTCTTGTTCTTCACCAAAGAAGGCGACATTACTAAAAGCTTCTCTGCCTTTTTCTGACATGAGGTTGAACTGTACTTTTGCAAATAAGCCGCCGACATTTTTGGCTCTCATTTTTGCTGGAAGCCTTGGGTCGTTTGGCCCAACCTCGTAAATTTCCAAAACTTTGCCGATTGGCTCATTCCAGTTGTGTCCCCATACAACACGAGGTTTTCTTCTTTTTAGAGAAGAATTAAAACAACCTGGTAAACAAATATCACCAACACTGTCTTTGTTACCCAACGCAGCAACAAAACACTCAACAATGCCCTGTGCTTCGTTGACGTTTACCTGACCTGGGTTTGCCTTGTATTGAGTTACAGTAAAGTCGGAGACATTGCTAGACACGTATTTGCCTTTCAGGGAGAGCTATTCTAATGATAATACGCAATGCGCTAATTATGGCGCAGGTACTTTCATTAAAAGTTTAATAAAAGTAGCTTTATTCAACCCTAAAACGAAGCTTGCATCTGCAGTTCATTGTTAGGTGAGGCGGTGCCTCTGGGTCTCCTGGAAAACGTAAGAAACTTTCACCGACGGAAAACCCGTCTGTTAAATTAACGGTCTTGCTTTCTAGGAGCTTGTGTTCACCGCGCACGCGTGAATCTTTCCTCGTAACCCATGTTTTACTGGCAGCCCCAGCCTGTTTTGCTCCGAAGTACAGGCCTGCGTTATATGCAGTTTGACCTTCGTGCTCGGCAATAGAGCGTTTACGCTTTGAAAGGAGGTTGATAAAAATAGCAGCTAGTGCCGCCTTAAGCATGCCAACCCTGTCTTCGTCGTTTGACAAAGCTGTGGCAATTAATATTGCAGATGCAACTTCTTCTTTTGTTGTTGAGTTTGTTTTTGTGACTCTTTCGACCTGGGCGTCAAGGTATTGCTTTACTTCCTCTTCGTCCATTTCTATCGGCATAGAAGTCTGCTCGTTAACTAATTGAGATGCGTCTTTTAGTATTCCGGAAAAAACAGGACGTAAGTCTTCTTCAATTTGCTTATTCCAAACGGATATGTCAAAAATGCTCTCTACATCAAGAGAACCGGTCTCTATTGATTTTCGAGCTTTAGCACCGCCGGCTTTTTCCATAACTACCCGCTGCTGGCGCTCTATGAATCTTTCTAGATTTCTGTCTAGAATTTCAGTCCAGCTATCAGTGCTTTCATCAGCCTTTATGTCCCATTCGTAGCCTTCGCCATCCTGAGACAAGGACTTAGACATCATCTCATTAGGGTTAAAAGCCGAGAGCGCGCTTGGAGACGGCTGCATTGCCATATTGGCTGATGCTGCCTGTTCTGCGGCTAAAGCCTCTGTCATGCCCCCTGGAGGGCCACCAGCGCCACCTGGTGGCTGCAGGTCAAGTATTTGGTTAGGCATTGAGCCTTCTGCTGGCATTCCTGCTTGCTCTGGTCCAGGTGTTGGCATCATCCCTGCAGCAGCAACACCAGGCATTCCACCAGGCGCTCCACCCTGCTGTGCCGCCATCTGGGCTGCTTGCTCCTGAGAGTCGAACTTCTTGTCCGTATAGCCGATTGGGGTAAGGTTCGGGTTGGCGAGCATTGCTTGCATTAGGTCGGAGTCAATTTTATTCCTGCCTGTTTGGGCACGGTATTCGTTGCCACTGATGAGTCCGTTTTGGAATTCATCAAGGAGGTATCTTTCTCGCTCCTGCTTATAAAGAATAAGGATTGGGACGTCCGAGGTATCAAAGTCTATGTAGTGCTCATCGTCAAGTTCGTCAAGTCCTCTGGCGATTAGCTCCAAATGAGGGAGCAAAGTTTCATTCCAGAAGACTCTATGCTCTTCGCCGGCGTTGGAAAAAGTACGGCCGGAAGCGTTTCCTATGACCGATTCTGGAACACCAAAAGAAGCAAGTATTTCTTCCTTGGTTATTTGACGCATTTGGATGTAGTTTGCGTCTCTTGGGCTTGCGCCGGTATCAACGTAATCAACGCCCTCATCAGAAGAAACAACAGTTATGGAACCAGCCCTGTTTATGTTGCCTCTAAACCTAGACCTAAGTTCCTCTTTGTCGTCGTCGTCGATTTCCCCCCTAACGACAATCATGCCGCCCGGCCTGCCGTCATTTAAAAGAAAGTTTCGGTTATAAAGCTTTGAAAGGTTTTCAATTTCAATGGCTACTCCAGCAGACTCTAAAGGCGTCAGAGATAGGTAGGGGTCTAGCGGGTGTGGTTTTCTAATCCAGATAACATCTTCTGGTTTTAAATAGACTTTAGTTCCATTCCGCATGTCGACTTCAAACCCAGAAACAAACTTTTTTGGGTCTGGAATTGGCGATGTGTGCTGTGGCGGCAGAAGCTGAAGGGCAACAATGGAACCATCGCGACCCCTAATCTTTTCTATAAAAGCCCCCCTAGAAGACAAAAGGAGCTGAGAAGAAAGCCTGTATCTAAATACAAACGAGTTTTCTCCCATATTTGACTTTGTATTCAAAATGTCAAGTATTTTGTTTTCTTTATTGTTGGTGATAATTTTACCGTCTGGTGAATTATCTTTCCTAAGCATGACTGGGAGCCTTGCTTGGTTCCCAGCAATAGCATCAATACAGCGGTTTACCCAAGTGACCTTGGCCATGCCCTC